ATCAGCTGGACAACGACAAAAGAGAGATCAAGGTCAACGGCAAGTCCGTCATCGACCTTTCCACATCATCGACCAACACGGTCAAGACCGTGGGTGGTGCGGCATCACAGGCGGTGCAGGTACAGGCAAATGGTGAAGACGACAACATTGACTTGATTTTAGCACCCAAGGGATCGGGAGCCATAGACATCAACAACCAATACAAACTGCCCACAGCGGACGGATCGGCAGACCAAGTGCTGGCGACAGACGGATCCGGACAACTTTCATTCACCACCATATCCACAACTTCTATATCAGATGGAAACTCCAGTGTGGCGGTCGCAGACGCCGGTTCAGGCACAGTCACGGTCACGATCGACGGTGAGACCGTCGCCACGTACAGTTCGACCTTGGCACTGAACGTGGCCACTGCCACATCAGCGATAAGATTGCCCAACGGTACCACAGCGCAGAGGCCTGCCAGTGAGCCTGGAATGCTACGTTACAACTCGTCCACGGACAAGATCGAGGGTTACACCACAGCAAACGGATGGGCAGAGCTGGGTGCTTCTAGCACAGCCGCGGTTGCGGACAGTGGAGAATCCATAATCGGTATAGGTTTGAATCCAAAGAATCTAGATTCATTTACTACTACAGTATATGATTCCGCGTTGTACTTCGCGGTAACGATGGATGAGACCAATAACGAATGGTCAACACAGAAATACAGTCTAGTACACAACAATTCAAATGCGTTTGTTGGTGTGTCACATGTGACGGAAACAGACACCGCCAACGATTACGTGACCGTAGACGCCGACATAGACAGCGGCAACGTGAGACTGCGTGCCACAGGATCCACAGACATCAACAGCGTCAGCTGGTACAGATGGCCACTGGGCGACAACACGCAGGACACCACCTCTGGTAACATAACAATTTTCTCACAAGCGGACGCGACGAACACACGGACCAACTTCAACTCATATGTCGACACGGGAGAATCCACTTCCATCAACAGCAGTGCCACAAAGAACCTAGACACATTCGCCACTACGGCATTCAACTCCGCCATGTACTTCACAGTCAACAAGGACGAGACCAATAATGAGTTAGAGATGGTCAAGTACAACCTAACACACAACGGGACCAATGCTTTCATCAATGAGACACACGTGGTCAAGAGTGACCCCTCGAACAGTTACATATCAGTGTCCGCGGACGTAGACAGCAACACGGTGAGATTGAGGGCGACAGGATCTTCAGCACTGAACAGTATGTCATACTACAGGTTAGGCCTAGGCGACGCGACCGTCTTGGCGACCGTGGATGCCGTGAAAACGTTCTACAACGCGGACGTGGACACAGCATCAGAAGTGCTGGACCAATGGTCAACGGGAAGTCACAGGGGAGCGAAATATTTCATCACAGGGAAAAACGCAGACACAAACGAAACAGTCGTTACAGAAGTCTTGTTAGTCCACGACGGCACCAATGCCTACGTGAACAACTACGGCACCGTGAGTTCGACTGGTGCAACAGATGACGTATTCACATTCACGGCAACAGTGTCGGCCGGAAATGCCACTCTGAATGTTGGTTGTTCATCGGCCAACTGGGCGATAATAGGACACAGGGTACTGCTGAGTGATTCGGAATCTACAACATATGACGGTAGCACAGCAGACGTACACAGGACACTGGATTCTAAGGGCACAAGTTCCGCGGCGACCGAGATAGATTCTTGGTCCACAAGCGACCACACCGGTGCTTTCTATGTGGTCACAGGGTGGAATGCATCGGAGAGTGCGGGGTCTGTGCAGGAAGTCATGCTGTTGGCGGACAGTTCAGACGCATATGTTTCTGCCGGTCCCTATGTTTCCACCAAATCAACATCACAACTGTCATTCACTGCCACAAACACGTCGGGCACAGTATCTTTGAAGGCCGCTTCTTCCAGTGGCGGTAGCACAGCAGTCAGCGCCTGGAGGGTTCACCTGGCCAGGGAGGATGCTGGAGCATCCGTGGTCGACTCCTGGAGCGCATCATCATACAGGGGCGCCAAGTACTTCTTGAGTCTGAATGATCAGACAAATGATAGGCTACAGAATTTAGAGGCGTTGGTCGTGCACGACGGCACGAATGCTTATTTGACTGTGTATGGAAGTGTCAAGACTTCTGATGTCAATCTCACGACCCTCACCGCAGAACTCACAGACGGAACTGTGTATTTGAAGGGACTGTCAGCACAGTGTAGGATAACAGGTTACAAGATACTGCTTTCAGATTCGGAGTCGGCGAGCGACGGCGACAACGTGGCAACCATAGCGTCAACCACGGTCAGTTCCTCTGCCACACAGATAGATTCATTCACTTCAGATTCAGCCACAGGAGCCTTCTATATAGTCACTGGCTACAACTCATCAGAGGGTGCGGCCAGCATATCTGAAGTCACAGTTGTTACGGATGGTACCAATTCTTATGTGTCAACGGGACCTATCGTGTCAACAAAAGGCACAGATCAACTCACATTCACGACGTCATTCAACGGAACTAGTACCTTGCTGAATGCGGCCAGCACATCCGGGGGTTCCACCACAGTTAGCGCCTATAGAGTGGATCTACTGAGGGCGGCCGGTGGCGAGGTTGCAGTGAATCTAACTGTTGCCGGAGACCAAACAGTGTCAGGTGCTAAAACATTCGCAAGTGCAGTGGGAATGACCGTGATAGGTTCTGCTCCAAGCACAGCGGCCAACACTGCTCATATCTATGCTAAGGATCTATCGTCTAGCGCTGAAGTATACGTGCAAGACGAAGCCGGAAACGAAACTAAAATTTCTCCACACAACAAGCAAGGCGAGTGGGAATATTATTCTAGAAATATCAAGACAGGAAAGACTGTGAGAATAAACATGGAGGAAATGATCAGAGACATAGAAAAACTCACAGGTAAAAATTACATCAAAGACAATTAAACAATAAGATCTAAGATAGTCTGTAACTTACCCTTAATACTTTTGTTATTAAGTGTGTTTCTCAATCCCATATGTAGGTTCTTAGGCCAGCATTCAAACGACGTCCAGCAGTATCCGGAATGTTCCAAATTCAATTTAGGTATGAATTCCGATTCTATAGCAACAAGGTAGGTATGGAAAAAGAATTTCTGGTCATTACTTGTGAACATCTCTAAAGGGATCACTTTTTTGACCTTAGGAGTATCACCTACTTCTTCTTGTATCTCACGCTTCAATCCCTCGAATGCTGATTCGGTATACTTGGCCTGCCCTCCAACCAGTCCCCACATGCCCTGTGTCTTTTTGTCAGTACGTTGTAGGAACAGGAAACGCTTCGTAGAAGTGCTGTAAAAAAGCGCACCCGAACAGACTATGTTTTCTTTCATAAAGTATTATAACAAGTTATTTGTGTTTTATCAAGGGGTGGTAGCATCAGTGCTGGCATCATATCCAGTTGCTCCACCATCTAAAACTATACTCCAATTACCAGCGGTATAAACACCCTCGTAGGATTTGACCCATTCCGTGCCATTGAACCTATACTGTATTCCTGTGTTGAGATTGGTCACGTAGTGCTGTGTGGAATCTGGATTGGATGCATCAAACGCCACGTTCCATTTGCCTGTGGTGCTGTTGTATTCTATGATGTCACCCACTCTTGCTACTAGTGTTCCCCAAGTGTCACTCTGGAATGAGGCAGTGGAATCGCCCACGTCGTTGATCACTAGATATCTGTCACCATTCGCCGGTGTGCCCGGATCGAACGTTGCTGGGTTTATGATCTTCTTAACAGCGGTCAGAGAGTTGGTTGGTATGGTGTCTGAATCTATGCTGTAAAGTAGTATGGTATCGTCCAGTGTTGTTGTCGCTATCGTTCCTATAATTTCGTTGCCATTAGGTTGTTTAAGTCTGATCTGTGATGTACCATTTGTGACCTTGCCGTATTGATCTAGTAATACCTTCCAGTTCACGGCCGGTCCAAAAGTCTCAAAAGGATCGTAATTCGATGTTGCGGTAGCACCGGTGTAATATCCATCACCACCGGAACTGATATTGACTCCGGTTGTTCCTAATAATCTAAGTTGATTTCCTGTGACCAATAATCCAAAGTTGTTCGGTGTCACATAACTCCTAGACATCAGTTCTCCGTCTATCAAGCCCTTGGCTATGCCGCCGTCATCGTCATATATGCTCATAATGATCTTCTGTATCACACCCAGTTTCTTAACCTTGACCGGAGGGGATAACCATATTGGCATACTGAACGTCATCGTGGCCACATCAATCTCTGAATCGGCGCCAACCGGTATGGTCCTAGAACTGAAATTCGTACCCGTCAACTCAACATAACTGAGACTGGTCCAGTCGATGTAGTTGTCTGATTTCTGTATCTCGAAATCTGGATTGAACAGGTACAGTATCTGTTCCATTATCTGTAACTTCTGATCGGTGTTGGTGGTCCATATGTCCGCCGTGACTTCTAGTCTGAACGGCGATGGCATCACCTTCTCGATGGTGTAACCTGCGCCCAGTTGATTGGTGTAGTTTCCGTCTGCTCCGATGTCTCTCTCCCTGAGATTTTGTTTCTCGATGTGGTATGGATTCTGCATTCTTTCCCTGTCGTAGTTCAGTTCTCTGATGTAACACGCTATCTTTGGAGCGTATGCCAATGCATTCTCACTGTTATTCCTGATGATGTTGGCCACTTGTCTGGTCGGATCACCGTAGGTAACAGGGACCGCCCTCAGTTGTACTTGTCCGTCGGCGCCTTTTCCGGTCTCCACGGAGAAGTTGCTGAGGATCCTAATGAATTGCGTCAAGAACTTCCTAACCTGTCCTTCGTAAAAATGTAACATCTCTAATTGTCAGCCTTTGGTTTCAATGCCTCTGTCAGTGCCTGCCTTTGGTTCACTGTCAAACCATTGATTGTGTCAGTGGTTGCGTTGTTAACAAAACTGGTCTTGTAATTGGCACGTGAATCATTGTTCGTTGTAGTTATTCTAACCGAATCCTCTATTTTGACCCATCTGGTCCCGTCAAATCTGAACAACCTGTTTGGTAGGTAATCCGTCCTCAAGAAGTAGTCGCCCTTGTCAATGTTTGACGTTGGGAACGATATTCCGAATCCCGCTGGGTTACCGTTGGGTGCCACACCATCACCATCTAGATAGAAACCATAGTGTGAACTGGCCGGGGTATCTATCACGGCATTCACGGATTTGTCTGAACTGACCCTATCGGTATCGTTCACGTTGTCGGTCCTGATGTTGCCCCTCTCATCTATGGGAGCCACGTAATACTGTTTGTAGTTGAACCCTGACTTAGGAGCGTCGGCCTCCGCCTGTGCAACTATCTGATCGTTAATGGTCTTCTCCCTGTTGTAGGTGCTCATATAACTGGCCACGGATCCTGCCGTTGTGGCATCACCAATGATGTCCTTGAATTCTTGAGAATCTACTAGTGTCTTCATCTTCAATCTCAACAGGTGTGGCCACCATGTCTGTGAGAATCCTTCTGCGGCCCTGTTGACATCTTCCACCACGTAGTACCTTTTAAGTGCTATGGGTATGGACTCGTCCAAACTGTAATCTTCTTTCATGTGCGGGAATTCTATGACATCTCCAGCCATGGGTTTCCTGCCAATCCTCTCCACTATGTCATTCAAATGCACTGTGAGGAACAGTGTATCGTTCTGTAGGAACATTCCAAACTGTGAAAGGTTGAAATCCGCGTCCTGGACATTGTATATGCCCCTAACAACATACACGTCGTCTGCGTATTTCCTGTCTCGGTTCTCTAGAAACAGTAGATCCTGTATGGTCCTCTCGTTAAGGCTATCACCCGAGTAGTTGGGTTGAGTGGGGCTTGCGGCACCATCCTTGTTCGTGTCACCTTGATTGTATGGACCCAGATACTTGTGGAAGTGTAGATCCGTTCCTCCCACCGTAAACATCTCTTTTATGTTGCGGTCAAAGAACTTGTAATCGTTTCCCTTTTCGGGCTTGAAAATCGACAATCTAGGCATATCATACATATTTATTGTATAGTCGAAAGCAATAAATA